GTGATACCAAAGATAAGACAATCTTCAACTTCTCCATGATGTTTTTTGCCGTCATATAAAAACTCCTTCCTAATTTGTGCGTAAAGAGGCGGTATGTTTGCATTTAAATAAGCCATAATCAACCATTTATTTCACCCCAGTTATTACCAAATTCATAATCTACTTTATTGGGGACTTCTAAAGTAACTGAATCTTCCATGATTTCTTTAATTTGTTTAGCTTGCTTCTCATTTTTCACTGAAACACAAAGTTCATCATGAATTTGTACGTGGGCTATTATACCCTCTTTATATAAATCTAACATAGCTTTTTTTGTCATATCTGCCGCAGATCCTTGAATCAATTTGTTTAATGCTTTGTAAGTAAAAGCCCTTCTTATTCCTGGTCCATGTTCCTGTAATGCATCTTCATGAGGCAATGCTTTATGCATACCAAATTGATTAGGCTCCCACAAATGAAACCTACATAATCGTCCCAGTAAGGTTCGAATCTGACCACGCTCCTGGGCACGATTAGAAGCACTATTAGTTAGTTGCTTAACGAAGGGAACTTTAGCGTGGTAGGTCTCGAACAATTCTGCTGCTTTTTCTTTTGATACTCCAAGTTCTGCTTGTAGCTTTGCTTTACCCATACCATAAAAGAGTCCTAGGTTAATTACCTTCGCTTGAGATCTAGGGATTTTAGCCATGTCTGCAACTACCTGGTGGAAATCTGTTGAAGTATCATTCTCATAACTATCAATTACATCATTGACGGATGGAAATTTATGAAGGGCTGCATAGTGTGCAACAAGACGAGGTTCTTGTTGTGAGTAATCAAAGCTACCCCACTTATGTTTTTCTTCTGGAATAAATATAGATCTAATCATAGGTCCAAGTTCCTTATTTCTAGCTGGAAGTTGCTGTAAATTAGGGTTGGAATAACTAAATCGTCCAGTAACTGTCCCACCTTGATCGGATCTTATTTGATTAATATCAGCATGAATTCTGCCTTTATGTTCATGTTTAATTATGGTATCAATGAACGTAGTATGTGCCTTATTAGTTTCTCTAGCCTCAGCAATCATTCTAACAATTGGATGTTCATGATTCATAATAAAATTTTTAGTAAAGGATGGAGCATTTGATTTCGCAGTTCTATCGTAAGGTAACTTTAACTTATCAAAAACTTTGGCAACACTTCTTGCAGCCATTAGCTGAACATCTATTCCAGTTTCTGTTTTTATTTGTTGGAGTAAGTTTTCTTCTTTTATCACTAGTGCTCGCTTCAATTGTTGAGCTTTTTGAAGGTCTACCCGGACACCTAAGAAACGCATATCGACTAAGCAAGGAAATAAATCCGTTTCGAGTTGAAAAATAGACTCAACATCCTGGTCAGTAATTTCTTTTTTAAATATCTGCCAAAGTTCTAAAGTAAGTTCCGCATCTTTTTCTGCATAGGCTCCAACATGAAGCGCCGGGAGCTGCCACATATCTGCTTTAGGATCTAATCCTCTAGACTTTGCTTCTTCATTAAGTGCGGACTCATTCTTACCATGACCTAAGTAATCCCAACCTAAACTATTTAAATCAAATCTAAATCTGTTTTCATTAATTAGACTGGCTGCAATCATAGTGTCTACAATTTGTCCCTGAATCTTTAAACCTATAGATCTAATCCAACTGACATCATACATTGCATTGTGAAATATTTTTAATGCAGGTGTATTTAATATGTCTTGAAACCATTTTAGAGTTTTCTTACGATCCATGTTTGGACCAGATGCATGAGCAATAGGGAAATAAAATTTTTTACCTACTACAGCTACAGCAATTCCTACAACTTCTCCATTACCAATGATGGCACCACTACCTTTAGATTTTAAATCCGGATCTTTAGTCTCTAAGTCAATTGCAATCTCGTCGTAGGCTCTTAGATCAGGATAAGATTCTGGTTCGATCCATTCTGTTTGTGCTTCAAATAGAGGTACTTTCATTTAAACCTTTCTTGTTATTGTGGTAAAGCATGCCTGGCTTTTCATATTTAAGTAATCTTCTTTTCATAACTTGATTCTCTCTGTAAATTTTATCTATTTTTTTAAGAGCCGCTGTTAGTCTTAACCTTACTTTTAAAAACTCATTCATTTTTTTTTACCTGTATCTTTTAATTTTTTATACCAACTTACATCTCTTCCATTATCTAAACACCATTGATAGTGATTATCTTTAATCAAAGTATCTCTTTCAAGATTAGGGTGATTACTTCTTTTTTTCATCTTTTAACTTTAATTTTTCTAATTCACAATAATGAATAATTTTATCTAAATCTTGAACTGCAGTTCCTTTGGATAAATACCTACAAACATATTTCACAACACAACCTTGAAAGAAACTAAGATTGTTTTTTGAAATAAACTCATATGGTTGAATGGAAAATTTTTTATAGTGGGATCCACCTATCTGTTTATCTTGTGGAAATGTATCTGTGAATATATCTTTATGTGTCATAACTGGTAACCTTTCCTTTCTATTTTTGCTCTCATTAAATATAAATTTCTTTTTGCTCTCGTACACCCTACATACCATACTCTGTGCTCTTCGTCACGCTTTATTATACTATGCGCTGTAGCATCTCTTATTTTCTTAGCATTATCTAATACTAGTATTACGTTTTCACATTCTCCTCCTTTGGCTGCATGAATAGTAGATACTTTAATTCTAGCTTCTTCACTTAATTTTTCTCCGTTAGATAACATTAATCTAATATAAATTTTCTCATCTGCAGAAGCGGTGTCAAAACATTCATACCATTTTAAATCTTTTTTTAATTCTCTTTCGCCCATATACTCTTTGATGTCCTGTAAAGCAGCATCAGAAATATCCTCACCATTCAACCATTTGCTATGATTAATAATGGCTTTATATAATTTAGTGTCATAACTTTTTCTATGTTTGTTCTCATGATATAAACCTTTAACTTTTAATAAATCACATATTTCTTTTGCTCTAGAGATTGTTCTAGTTAGAATTAACCACTTACCATTATGTAGGTCAATGTTCTCTAAACTATTGATTTTACTACACAATCCCTGTTCATTTCTAGGTAGATAATTTTTAGTTGCTCGTAGTCCCTGGATTCTTTCTGTAATGACTTCAGATATTTCTTGTACCGCTATAGGTATACGTCTAGATTTTGATAATACTTTTTCTTTTGCAGGTTCTTTTATAAATCGATCTACATCTGCACCAGCCCATCCATAGATTGCTTGGTCATCATCCCCAGCTAAGTAAACATTTTCAGAATTATTTTTTAACATGTCATACATTTGCCATTGAATAGGAGAAAGATCCTGAGCTTCATCTATAAAGACTGTATTAAAACTTGGACATAGCTCTGGTTTAGATAAAAATTTCTTAATCATGTCTGCAAAATCAATTAAGTTATTATTGGTCTTATACTGATTATAGTTCACTTCGATATGTTTAAGTAAGTCCGGTTTTACATTAGAAGAGTGTTCGCCTGTACAGTATTCATCCCATACTGGAACTCCTTTTTCTTTAGCTTTTAAAATAATTTGAAAGTATTCATTATCACAACTTAAATAAGGAGAAGCGTCTGCATCTTTTTTAGCATTGACTCTTATGCTTAAAATTTTTCCAAGGTCATTGTAATGATAATCTTGCATAACATTTTCTTCTCTTAGACCTAGTGTATGAAAGGCTAAAGAATGTAAAGTTTGAAAGTATCTTAGTTCTTTTTTCTTATACTGTGGATTTTTTAAAAGCATTCTGTCTCTTGCTTCATGAGCAGCTTTACGAGTAAATGCAAAGTAACCTATATTATTTATAGGAGTACCAATTCGAATGTAGGCCATGGCTCTTCTAATAAGTTTTTCTGTCTTACCTGTACCAGGTGGACCATATATTTTAGTTACACTAGGCACTTACAATATGTCTTCTCTTTTTTTCATAGGTACTAATTCAACTTTATTTTCTTCTCTTGGAAAATGAGATAGTGCTATCTTCACACATCTAACAGGATTGTGTGATTTTTTTTCTGTTTCTTTTTTGGGATATCTTTTTAGATCTCTTAATTTAGCATCAAAAAAATCTATCATCATTTGACCCGTTCTATCTATTTTAGATTTCCATTCTTTATTTTTTAAATAATTATAGAAAGGATCGAATACAAAATAAGCATAGCCATCGTCTATTAAGGTACTACCACTTCTAAAAGAAGCATCACTCACTGCTGGGACTCCATAGATATGGTCTTCTAAATGTTTGTGTAATATTTCTTTTGGAGAAGTTCCTGGAGGAGCTTTTTCTGTTTTCATACCTTGCCAAAGAACGTCTAAAACATTCTGCATATCATCTCCCTTGATCCGTGGTGGTGGAATAGGAGTGTGAGCTCCAATCAACCTTCTTAATTTTTCTTGGTCCATGATGTAATTTATATCTCTAGCGATTATTTGTTGAGAGGCTTCTCCCTCTATCTTATCATTGTAATGAACAGTGAATCTAAACTCTGGTTCTGGTGAATAATCTATTTTTATTAATGCAGAAAGTGCAGGGAACTTTTTAACTTTATCTGAGGCTACTCCAAACTTTCTTTTTAAACATTCTGATTTAACACACATACTAACGATAGGTTCTTCTGAACAAGTATGACCTGCCGTGTCTTTTTTATAAGCTTTAATCTTTTGTTTTACTTTCTCGTCACCCCAAATGTTATCATAAACAATATAATTTCTAGCACCCTCTAAAAGTTTTTCTTCCCAGTTGTCTGGATATTTTTTTTTGGCAAACACCATGTAGTTATAAATAAATCTATCTCTGTAATCATCTAACTTAGATTTAGAAAGTCTTTGTAAACAAACGGGTCCATCTGCAAATTCATCGGCACCTCCTGTCAACTCTAATCTCATTAACTCTGTTGCAAATTCTTCTAGTTCTTCTCTTGTTTTTCTGTTAGCCTCGACAACTTTTATAAATTGCTCAAAGGTAAACTCCGTACCATCTAAATTTAAACCAACTCTTTCATTACGATTGTAGTAAGGTAAGTTAATAAAATTACCGTTGATAAATTTACCATCTGATCCTGTTCCTAACTGAGTCTGCTTAGGAAATATTTCTGTAGAAGCTTTTAAGTCAAATGTAAATAATAGCTTATCTAAAAAATTTCTAACATAACTAGCTTTAACAGGTTCTTTAAAGAATACATATATGTGAAGACCACCACTTTTAGATTTAACTGGAACTACTGGAATATTTTTCTTATCAATAATTTCTAAATACTTTCTTAAATCAAAGTTGTCGTACTCATCTGAATCTATATCAATTGCACCAAAGTTTGATAGTCCGTCATCATTACAGGGTTGTACTCCTATAGATTTTTTACCCTCCAAATGGGCTATGTAGTCTGAGTCTAATAGTTCTTTAGCTGCCCAGCCGTATTTTAATTTTAATTTTCCTGTTGAAGGATCTTTGAATGCAGAGTTTATATCTGCATAACCATAGTCTCTTCTTAGACCTGTAAATATTTCTATATATCTGTTTTCCATTTCCATCTTTATTATGGGGCGCTACAGTCTCCCGTTGCGCCCCTAGTTATTCCCACCGGATAGGGAATTTTATTAGTAGTGAGCCGCTCCATCAGAAGTTTTGGCAGTGTCATCCTCACCATGTTTAACTTCAATATCTCCTTTAGAAATACTTTCAGAAAAACTTTTGGCTTGTTGATACATACCTGCGTCTTCGATAGGACCTTTTTTACTCACTTCCCAACCAAACCATGTACCTTTGTCGTTAGACTGTTGTACAGTTTTTAGCTGATAAAGATGGCTAAAAGTTGCAGGAGTAAATAATCCATTTTTTCCCTGCATTTTAATACTCTGCATCATACTATTCCATTTTCTACTAATCTTTAATTGTGTAGATTTCATGGCAATTAATGCAGTTGTTGGAGAACTACTGCCTACTACTACAAAGTGTTGCGCAGTCTTCTCAATATAATTACCGTTAGGCAATCTATCTTTAAAGTCTCCACCTCTTGTAGTCTTAGTCATAATGTCACTAGACGAAGGATAGATTTTTACTGGCGCACCAGATCCATCTTTTCCTCTATCTTTCCACTCAACATACTCGAGTTTATAGTAACATGGAATCACTGGGACTCCACTCTCACCGCTAAAGGTTTCCCCTGTTACTGAATTGTAAATCATTCCAGGTTCTGCTCCTTCAACATACTTGCCATCTCTCTTGTTTACTTCTGGAGATAGTTGTCCAAGTATTTTAAGAAACGGTAAAGCAAGATCTTCTTGACCTACCACTCCAGTTTGTACATTTGCATCTGCTTC